TAAGTCCTTTTTCATCTTCTCCGTCAATATCAATAGGTACTGTCTTCCGTTTGTTTATAACAAGAGATACATATCCAAGTGAATCAGTATTTGTCTGTGCAGTAGGTACGGCAAATCCAATAGGCGTATCAACCATATCGCCTACAATTCCATACGGAATCTGTATTTCCTGTCCGAATTTTACTTTATCCGCGCTTGTGCTTTTATAAGCAGCAGGTATAAATCCAACAGTTTCACGGGAAAGATTTTCTACCGCTTCCCAAGCATGTCCAATGTAATCGTCAAGTACTCCCATAATAAATCCTCCAATAATTGTTAATCAACAAATTGCAGGTTTCCGTGATGTTCACTGGAGTATTTAGCCTTTTCTGACGGACTCTTTTTTGACCATTCTTCATGAGTCAATCCATTACCGGCAGAACCGCCTTTACCGCCATTCCCACCACCACCTGAATTTCCAGATACAAGGAACCGCTTTCCGGTTGGTGTATCAAGGAACTCTTTGAGTGCAAGGTCAATAGTCTTGCCATTGCCACTCATATAAACATCTTTACCGTCAATATTCGTTGCCGAAAAATTCTCACCATCTTTTCCTACAACGGTAGAACGAAGAAATGAATAAGCAGAAGTATCAATATTCTTGTCTTTTGCCGCTTCGTCAAAAACATTGTTAACCTGTACCGCATGTTTGAACTTAGACAGATTGTCTATCTGTGACTTATAGTCATTAATGGTTTTGTCCCGTTCGCTTACGGCACCTTCATACTGCTTTTTGGTTTTATCAATCTCTGATGTATAAAATTCCTTTATCTTTTCAGGGTTTTTTTCCTCAAGCTGTTTTTTAAGCTGTTCAACTTCTCCTGAAGTAGAACCATACTTTTCTGCAATGTCTTTGTATTTTGTAGCCCAGTCCTCTTTTTCTTTTTTAAGTGCCACTTCGTTGGTTTTCAATTTAAGAACATCAGCTTCATTGGCAGCTACAAATGACTCAGCAAGTTTTGACCAGACATCATCTTCCAAACCTTCCGGTTTGATACCATTCAAATCCTCAATTTTCATAATTGCTCCTGCAATACGCACTGCATGTGCGATTTTATAATTTGATAACTCCGCTCCTGCGGAAGCACTCCTGTGCCATGTATCAAAATACAAATATACTATACACAAATATACTTGTACTGCTAATAGGAGTAACACCTAATTAAATATGTGTCAAGTTTTTTTTGAAAATATTTCTTCAAGTGTTAACTTTTTTCCATTATTAACAAAATTTTTTACTTTTGAACCTGATTTGTATAAATTATACCTAGTTTTACCAAGTATCTTATATTTATAACTATCATCCTGTTTTTCAAACCATTCATAATAAGACGGTTGAGATGCCTTATCAGGGTATAAATAACATCTACATCTATCATGTAAAGGACATGGTGGTGCATTTGATAAATCAGTATATGTAGTTCCTGATAAATCTCCGCATGAAATACAGGTAGCAATATCAAGCATTGAAATCCAAGTCCACATTTTAATTGATTTATCTCTTGCCATTACATATCTGTCTGTGTTTTTAGCTACCGACGGTATTATTCCCTGTGATGTTTGTGATGCTCTTGAATTTATATTGTTATTTCTATTTTTCAATGTATCAGTAAGTGATGATAACTGACTCTTGAACATATATGCTGTTCTTATTGTTGTATCATAAGATGTATATATAGAAGCAAACGCATCGTCCAGAAACTTACCTATAGTTATTTTTCCGTTAAAAGGCATGAAATTAATTTTAGGAATGATAATATCTGCCGCTATGGATGCAGAAAGCATACCAGTTATCCATTTATCTTCCATCTTTATGGTTTTATTTACTATTTTATTTATGTATTCTTTTACTTTGTCTGAATAATCAGATATGCTTTTATTTATATAATCAGTAATCCTATTATATGCATTTTTTGTTGGTACTGATTTTTCATCTGATATGTAATCATTTATATCATTTTCCATATCATTCAGCATATCTGACATATATTCAGATACAGTATTTCCAGAGAATTCCAAATCTATATAATGTTTTGCGAATTCATCGAATCTATCCATTCACACCATTACCTTTAGAAATTTTTGTATCATCGTTCACAGACATGTCATATTCAGGTATATCTATATTACCGGTTTCTTTGTATTTGTTAAAAAGCCTGTTTGCTTCCATAGACGTAATCGGTGCCTTGTCTAAATCAAGACGTACAAGATAATCCACATACGTTTCATCTTTCGGGATAATATTGTAATTTTTAAGTACATAATACACGTCGTGAAGAGAAAGTAAGTGATTTGTGTTGAACAGATTTGCAAGAGAGTTAACCATATTGGAATCTTTGTCTTTTGCGTCAAAGTCAGTGCTAAGTGCAAATGATACAATAGAAGAGTCCATGTTTGACCAGTCACACATTATTTTAAGTGCTTTAGTCATTGCCTGACTTATACGGATTGAATAAGTCGCAAGATTTGCATTCTCTCCCATACGGTGTATATCAGCAGATTCAGCCGATGTAGAAGTATCTTTAGAAGTAATACTTGAGAACATATAACCTATTTGAGCTTCTGCATTTGCTATAGCTTTTTCACTATGAGTAAGTCCTATTCCTGCAAATTGTAATATTCCAACTTTTGCCCCTTCCTCTGGAAACATTAACATTGTTTCTTTTCCAATTGTTATCTCTTCTTTTGTGCCGTCATCTTCTACACCTGGGGTGTGTCCCGTTGTCCACATAGTAGGGAGCGTTGTCATGTGTACACCGTATTCATAATCAACCAATTTCTGAAAATGCCCTATGTTAAGTTTTGCAATATCATAAAGCATCGACTTTGAAGGTATGTCTCCGGGAATAGTTATAAAAGGAATAAACTTCATCGGTTCGTTGTGCATATATATTATCCTTTCGTCAATCTTTACTATTTCTTTTCTTGTTTCTCTTGAAAGGAATTTTTTACTCTCTTCTATATGATATATTTTCTGTACGTAGTTATTATTTTCGTCAAGTTCAAGTACCCTGAATCTTGACAATCTGTCATGTGCAAATTCTACGTTGCTTACGTCTTCCTCTTCTTTAAGAACAACCATAGACAATACTTTTATGCCGTTAACCCTTCGTCTTTTCCAGTTGATAACATTATATGCTGAATAATATGTGAGATAAGGTCTGTGATTGTTACGTTCTGCATCCAGCACACTTTCATCCGGGTCTGCTTCTGGATAATCTACGAGTATTCCTCCCCAGTTTGTAGGAATATTGTCATTTATCATATCAGAAGTGAATTGATAAATAGTGGTTCCGTTCATGTCTATATTATCGAGATAACCTTTGTCTATAAATTCCTGCGGTACAATTATTTCCGGCAACTTTTGAGTAAGCATACCGTCGATATTCATTTGTATACGTCCGGTAAAATTGGCAAACGTAGCCCTTCCTTTCCTTGCTTTATAAGAACGTTCGTCTTCTTTGTATTTTTTAGGGCAGTATTGTTCTTTGCTTTTTATTCTATCATCACCTGCTATACAGTCGGCAATCATATCCCACTGATTTTTATAATCTACATAGAGACTGTCTGCTGTAGAAACTCCGTCTAAGTCTATCACACCTGCATTATATGTATCTCTTTCCATTTCTGCTCCTATATACCAAGTATTTTAGGTATGTAAATTCTATTTTTATGAAGGAATGGCATCCTGTAACATATCAGATATGCCATAGCATCACTTATATGGTCTAATCCTGATGTTTTATCAGGTTCACCTTTATCGTTATACGAATATCCGTTCAATGATTTTACTAAGTGAGGACACCTCGTAGCAGAAATAAATACCCGTGATTCACCTTTCGCGTTCATTAACGATGCATTTACCGTATTGAACTTGTCCCTTGTCTGGTACGGAGCATAAGGAGAACATACTTTAAATCCATTGCTTAAAATGATGTCAAAATCACTTTTACCTACTATAGAAGAAGTCTGTCTTTTTTTACCAGTCGGGTCTGGATATGTTATTATATTTTTACCCGGAAACCGCTTCTTTAGCATGTCGCATAATGCCTGTGTACTTGAATTCTTTTCACTTATTTCATCGAAAAATATAATTCTTTCTTTAAGTACTGCATCCGGTATAGAAAACGCTATAGCGGCTGTCATCGGATTTACGTTAAAATCTATTCCTACAAGTATGTCATGAGGAAGGTTTACCTCTCTTATTAATGCGTCTATTTTACTGTTTGAGTTTATTGATTCTGTATATCCATCATAAATACGGTTCGCCATAGTTTCAAAAGAAGCAAGGTATTCCTGTGCAAACATTTTAGGACTCATAGTACTTCTAGCCTGTTCTATTTCATCTTCTTCAACGTTTCCGCCGTCTATCGTAGTATAATGAAAATAAGCCCAGTTTTTATTACCTGATTCCTGCAATCTTTTTGCCTTCATAGCTATATCATAAAATTCATCATATCCTTTTGGTGTAGATATTATCAATATTTTATGGTCTTTACCTTTGTCAGTTGTTGCAGGATATACAATATCATATGTACCTTTTGGCTGTTTACAGAATTCGTCAAACACAGTAAAGTCTATACCACTTCCACGTAAATGGTCTGGGTCATCAGCAGATTTCAAATATATTTCAGAGTTTGTTCCATAAAACTTTGCATACATTTCCTTCTCTTTTCTTTCGCAGTATTGAGAAGGTATATATTTACCCATCCAGTCACGCCACATATTTTCCCTTGACTGTGAATTGGTTGGTGATATAAACCAAGTCTTTTTAGGTCTGTCTGCTTTTTTGGTGCTTTCTTCAAACATCATTGAACCTGAAACCCACGTCTTACCGAAACGCCTTCCTGCGCATACAACAATACGCGATGCATGAGAAGATATTATTTCAGACTGAGGTTCAGATAATTGATATTTATAAGTCGGCATCGTCACTGTCCTCTTCCGGTGTTACATCATCATCGTCTATATCATCTACATCTATTTTTATCCCTACATTTTCTGTATCATCTGGAAGTTCTTTCAAAGAATTTTCTTTTACCTGTTTACTGACAGATGGAGCAAGTACAAATTTGACTCCCGGTATATTATCTTTTTCGGTGTCCTGCATAACCGCAGCTTTTCCGTCTACATATTCTATAACCAGTCTTGAAAATGGTGCCGATATTTTAGGGTCTGGGCTTAATGCATTTTCCATGCAGTGTTCTGCAAATTTCTGTGCATATGTTTTTTTTACTTTTACAGGTTTC